CAAGTTGACTCGGATCATTCAGCGCAATGGCCAAATTCTTGAAATAACCCTGGGCCACATTGGACTGCTGGTCCAACTTGAGGCTCTGCCCTTGGGTCAAAGTATTGTCGATGGACCCTTGCTCCTGCATGAGGCTCCCGACGAAGGGGGCTACGCTAGGGTCGGCCCGAGCCGCCGCAATGGCGCTAGCCGTATCCGGAGCCTTGGCCAAGATCTGCCCGAACTTTTGCTTGGCCGCAAATTCGGCCTGGAAGTTAGTATTGGCATTTCGAGCGTTCTGGATATTGGCGATGCCGCCGGCAAGACTCAGGGCCTGGTTGGGGTCTGGAGGCGCAGCCGCCACGGGCTGCGGCCCCGGCATCGGCCTGACACCGAGGGCAATGTTCTCCGCCCCAGCAGGCGCCGAGGGTCCCACCACACTCTGCGGGGAGGACGAGATTCCAAGATCAGCCATTGGGAACTCCAAGTCCATTCGGGGGCGGGGCCGGCGGTGCAAGAGATTCAGGAGCGGGAGTGGGGCCGGAAGGCCCCTTGGGCTTCCCTTTGATCTTCCCCATCAACTGCCCATGGCTATGCTGGGCCTGCCCGACCTGCAAAATCCTCTGCATTCCAGTCACCGCCGTGAGGTGCCCCATAGTGTCCGCGGCGTCCTGATGGGCCTGGAAGAGTTCTGAGATGGTTTGGCCGTGCTGCTGGACCCAGCCCGCAAGGCCCTGGCCGCCCGTCGAGGGCATGTCCGCCATGGTCTGGGCCAAGGCCTGGGGCGTCGCCCCAACCCCGACAAGGTCCCCTCCGGCCTCCATGACATCCTCCGGCTGCACCGAGTCACCCTTCGACACCAACCCCTGCCAGATCTTGTTGGCCTTCTTGAGCTGGGCAGAGACCTTGGACGACGCGGTGAATTGGGCGTGAGCGGCGTCAAAGGGGTCTTGAGGCCCCGAGGGGGCCCCTGGAGGAGTCGGGGCTTTGGGTCCCTTGCCCATTGTAGCCTGCTTCTCAGGATTGGGTGCCCCTTGGGGTGCCCCCGTTCCCATGCTCGGATCTCCGCCCGAACCCATCGGCGGCTTCCCAGCCTCGTTCATTGCCCCAGGCATGGGGCCCTGTCCTAGTCCCATCGGCATAGGCATGGTCAAGATCCTCTCGGGGCTTGGCCCCGCTTACACATTGGCGTTGCCGGAGTTGGGCGTTAGCCCAGTATTGGCCACCGCCGTGATGAACCCTTGGTTGGAGTTGGCACCGCCAGAGGCCCCAAGGGCGTTGAGAATCCCGTAGGACTGGAGACCTGAGGCCGCGCTACTTCCAACTCCGGTGATGGCGTTACCAATCCCGGTGGCAGAGCCAATGGTGCCTGCGGCCCCGGCATTGGCCGCGCCCACAATCCCAGCCGCACCAGCGGTCGCAGCCCCGGTGATCCCCTGCGCCTGCGCATTGGCTGACTGGGCCGCCAAATTGGCCGCGGTCCCAGCATAGCTCTGTCCCAAACTGGCCGTGCCGGTGGCAGCGTTCTGCGCCTGCTGGACAATCCCAAGATTCTGATTATATCTGTTGTCCTGCGAAGCCAAATTCTGATTATAATATTGCTGCTCCGCCCCCTGGGTCTGATTGAACGCTTGCTGCTGACTCCCAATGGTCTGATTGTACTGCTGCTGCTGTGCCCCCAGCTGGGTATTCACATTCGTCGTATACCCGCTCAACTCCATATTGGCCAGCTGTGCATTTTGGGCCATATAGTTCTGGAACTGCTGCTGGAAGGTCGTCCCGGCCAGACCCTCCGCATAGTTGGCCGCACCCTTGAGGGCCGCCCCGGACTGGCCAAGGCCCTGCGCTGCCGCGGCGTTCTGGGTGGCCTGGAGACCCTGCTGAAGTGTGAATTGGTACCCCGGCGTCGCCGCGAGGTCGGCCATGGTCGGATTGAACCGGGCCATAACATCCGGAGAATAGGCAAAGTTCGAGAACGCATCTGCCCGAGTGGTGGCAAAGTCTGGCTCGGTAAACCTCGTATTGGGATTCGAGCTCGGCGTAACCCAATCATCCGCGATGCCCTGGAGGCTCGCCCCATTGTCCGGGGACAGATTGGTAAATGGCTGGAGCCGGGCCACATTCTGATTGTAGATGTTGGACTGGAGATCCAATCCGGACTGGTAGCTCTGGGCCTGGATCTGCGCCGCCTGGATAGCCGCGTTGGCCTGGATCGAGGCCGCTTGGGTCGCGGCTTCGCTCTGCTGCTGGGCCGCGTCCGAGGCCGCGCTGGCCTGGAGCCCTCCCGACACAGCCGAACCAATGCCCGAGAGAAGGCTCCCGCCGAGTAGGGCAACGCCAATTCCAATAGGCATGGGATGAATCCTTCTGCGGGCCTCCGGCCCGGCCCTTAGTTTAACTGCCCGCCTGTCGCGCGGGCCAGCATGTCTTCCTGCAAGATGACAAAGTTGTTCACCCTGCGAGGCAGGTTTTCAAGAAACACCCTCGTGTCCACTTGAAGATTCCTCGAATCGAGGCGCTCCCACCAATCATGGTCAAAGGCAATGCCGAGACAAGTCTCGAAGAGCCTGCGGCAAGACTCAGCACTCTTAAGATCGGAATACTCATACCTAATGGTGCCCGGCGAGGCCTCTAGGCAATCCAGCATATCATCTAGGGCCTTGAGGTCGTCCAAGTCCAGCTCCACGGCAAAGGTCCTTCGGAGGCTCTGGATGCACTCCCCGATGGGCCGCCGGATGGTGATGAATGTGGCCGAGGGCATCTCGGCCCGCAGCGCCCGCCACCCGATGACCGCGCCAGTATCACACACCCCACCATAGGCCCGGACGAAGTTCACAAACTCTCTGGTGCTTCGCACTTCCCCCGATAGGTCATGCCCGATCTGCCTATTGCCATAGGATAGAAACTGGCTCAGCCAATAGGTCCGACTCCTCGGAAGCCCGAATATCACAAAGGCCATGTTTACAAATCCCGGAAGTAGGATATCTGGGGCTGTGCCCCGGTCCACGTCACCCTGAACTGGTCCCCGGCCCGAAGGGGCAAAGCCCCGCCACCAGTCTGTTGGGCAGTGCCATCCGCCGTGAAACCACTGGTGTGATAAACAGTGCTTTGATTCCCGGCACTATCCGTCACTGTATCCGGTGTGGTGACTTCCCCCGAGACATGAGCAGGAATTGGTCCCTGATAGTAGGCCTGCCACCAAGTCATCCCTTTGTCTCGGGAAAATTCCACCGTGCCCGATGAGACAATTAGAACTCCCCGGTTGTTGACAATCCCGACGAGTGGACTTGTGGCCCCGGCTCCGAAGTCCCTCCGGGACGGATACCCCGGCCCATTGATGCCATTCTGCAAAGACACAAGGAACTTGAACCACACATTGGTGATACTCCGCTGGAGAGTCACCAACTCATTCTGCGGGTCGGGGACGCCACCGTTATATTGGACTGGGTTGGCCATCTCTAATTCGCTAGCACTTCTGCGTCCACCCAACCGCCATTTAGTTGAATCCTAGCGTCGGCCTGCCAGGACACTTCTAAAACCCACCAGCGGCCGATGCCCAATCCCCCAAATCTCGGCTGGGTCGCATATTCTCCGGCCATACCCATGCCTTGGGACACCGGGGAAGAATTAAAGGTATATCCCCTGTCGGTGCTCCACCGCAAAGTCAGCGGCGTCGAAGGGAAGCCCCCGTAGGCCGTGCCACCGGAGATATCCGCGACAAATTTATTGACCTTGATCTGTCGCCCGTCAGCAATAACCGCCTGCTGCTGCTCCTGATCCATACCCTGGAGGATCTGCGGGAAGGTCCTGACACACCTTATCGGATTCTTCGCCCCTCCCCGATCAGCATCAAAGTAGGCATTATTATTCATCGTATAGATAATGCCCTTTTGCCAATCACCAACCAGGTATTGCCCATTATAATAGGTGAAGCAATTGTCCCTTTCCCGGTGTACGACTCCGGTGGCCGGATCGGTCCAGCCCCGCTGGTGCCACGCCATCTCGGGATCTCCGATGGTCGCGTCATAGACCCAGGTTTGATCCCCGCCCGGAAAGGTCAGGACATAGAAAATGTGCCCACGGTACTGATACGTGTACCCAATGGCATCTCCAATCCCGATACCAGCATCCAGCATCTTCATGATCTGGGCTTCAATGGCGTGGTTGGAAATCCGACTGGTATTATAGCCCTTCTGGCACATCACCATACCGATGCCTTGTTTGTCCAAAGACAACCAATAGACCTCGATGTCCTGGGAGGCTATGGAATAGGGTGCCGCGCAGCCGTGTTCGATGTAGGCCCCAGGCAGGATGGCGAAGGGAAAGGCCGCGGCTCCGACGTTGTACCAAATCTCCGAGGTCTGGAAGCCCAAGAGCAAGATCTCATGCCGATTGACAATGATCCCGATGATATTATCCGGATACACCGTCTTCGCCGCGGTGTAGAGAGGATCAAAGGTCAAGGTATTGGACAGGGTACTTCCAAATGTCGGGGTATTTGGAATGTTCCAAATCAGAAATGTATCCATGTAGGCGAACATATTGGCCCCGGTGAAGGTCCCGGTCGGGTCCCCCAGAGGCTGCAACCCACCATCAGGCAAAGTCAGGTAATATCCCTGCGAACTCCCATCCACCAACACCATCGTCACGCCGTTGTCGGCAAACTTCACCGGCCCGGTAGACGTATTAATCGACCCCACATTGGAGAGAATCCCTCCATCCCGAACTCGATAGACATTCCGTCCAATGACCGCAAAGCAAGCATCCTGTGCGGTGGTGTAGAGACCCCGCACAGGACTATTCGACCCGTCATCGGTAAAGATGAGTTTCCCCGGCCGCTGATAGAACGTGAACTCCGTCGGAGAATCCTTGGGATTCTTCTCCGGATACAAGTTCAGGCACGCCATCTGATTGGCGAGCGGACTCGCCGAAGGATAGGCTCCGCCGGATAGGGGAATACGGGCCAAGGCCAAGGCCTCCTATTAGACGTTCTGGGACTTCCAGCGGCCAAGGCTCATGGCCAAGAAATTGGCGTAGCCCCCGGCGGGAACAGTCACAAAGGCTACACCAGCGCCGCCTGCCAGCGGCACAATGGTATCATTCTGCGGTGCCCCCTGGATGGTGTTATTCGGATTGGCCGGATAGGCATAGACCCGCAGGGCATTAGCCCCGGAGTTCACCACCGTCACTTCCATACCCGCAAGGGCTGGCTGCAACTGCACCGAGTCGTTGGCAGACGCCACCGTGGTGACTTCGTTAATGTAGGCCGAAAGCTGGGTCGCGTTGACCTGACCACCACCGGCCAGAGCGGTGATCCCAGTCTTGGCTGAAGCCACAAGCCTCACGACCCGCGCAAGATCCCCACCATGGAGAAGCCGCGACCCTGACTGGAGGTCACTGAAAAGTCCCTCAACACTTGTAGGCATGATCCCAATCCTTACTTATCCGAGAAGATATTGTATCTTCCGCCACCCCGGAGCTGAGACGGAATCTGTAGAGTTGGAATGGCGGTGTTGCCGCCGCGCAGCACGGCGAGGCCATCCTTGGCCCGGGTCGGGAGGGTGTTCCCCGGGCTCAGCCTCATGCCGTATTTGTTCATCAATGCCAAGGCGAGGTTGGTCACGA